CCTGCATTAATTCTAAAAATATCACCACTTGCTATTGCCTTACTTGCATCTAATGCACCAACAAATAATATATTACCGCTAGTAGATGCGTCTGCAAGAAATACATGTGTGATAGTATTGTTTGTACCACCAGATGCTGGAAACTCAATATTAGCTGCATTGACTGCTGTTTGTGTATCTGTTGAATCTGCACCTATTGTAGTCCAGTTCGCTGCAGTAACTTGTTGTCTTGCATAGTTTGTAAACGTAGCTTCTGTCAAAGAGCCAGTTTCTGCTGCACTTACTGCCGTTGCAAGTCCTACATAAATACTATCACCAGGCGATGAAAAACTAAGAGAGTTATTTTTAAATATGAAATGTAATAATCTTCTCTCTAGATAATTGGTTGCTGCATTTGCTGTTGCCATTTTCTACTCCTATGTTCTCGGTCTCGATGGCAGACCAACTCTATAACCATCTGTGTTTTCTCTTGCCTCTCCAAGATCTTTTACTCTTTCTAAGTATTGTGTGAACAGTCCGTTATAGTTTTGTATCACATCTGGCTCACCTTTCATAAAAGTATAAGCCTCTACAAGAGATCCGTAAAGTAAAGCAAAAGGTGCGTTAGTGCTAACCCATGTTGTACCACTGTCAGAACCTGCTGTTAAACTAGCTGGTCTGTAAAAATAATTTAATTGCACTGTATAATTGCTGTTTGGTGTAGGTGCTAGAATAAAATTATCCTCATCAAATCTAGCATAGTATTTTGGTAATCCAGTTGTTGTTGAAGCTGGTGTGTATTCTCTTAAAAAGTTTACATCTTTCTGTAGCAAGAAACTTTCAGATCCAGATGTAGTTATCTGTAAAGAAAAGGATGCAAGATAATCAGTAGGCACTGTTAGAAAAGCATCTGATGAAGTTAACGCACTTGTTACATTCTTTCTAAAATAATCTAGATCTACACTTTTTAGTATCTTTTCTTCGGCAGCTTTTACAAAGTTAGGTATGTTGTTTACAAAAGTTGTTTCTGAATTATCAGTATAATCTTGTATTGCTGTTGTTAATGTTGCTTTTGTAAAACTCATTTATGTCCCCAATGTTACAGGTCCAGCAGTGACAGATCCTCCACCACCTCTTATTCCTCCAGTTGTAGCAGTACCACTACTTGCTGTAAACGTATATGTATTATCATCTACTTTAGTTATAGCATAACCAGATGAATTATTCAAAACAGTTGCTGTAAACCCATCAAAACCGATTGCATCTCTGAACCTAACAGTATCACTTGTTGATCTACCATGTGATGGTTCTATGACTGTAATAGACGCACTACTGACTGTAGACAAAAACGGATTCAATCCTAACAAGTTTTCCACAGATACTTCTGTTCTTTTGTCTGGTCTTGGCTCATACAATGCTGTGGGGTCTGGGCCTGGATAATTAGGTTCTAACTGTGGATGTTTAGCTTCATACTCATCTGGACCCACCTTTAGTCCATTCCATTCTTTTCTCATTTCACGCAAACGATAGCGAAAGCCAGACCGATCTGAATATCCGTATGCCTTTTTACCACTTGCGTACCTAGCCATTAGTACCTCAAGTATGAGATGTTAGGTGTCAACTTTAATGGTGTGCTACTCGCATCTTCTGCTGCGGCTCTTTGGAACTCTTCTTCATAGATAGCTTTGAGTATTTGTATTCTGTCAGGTGCTCGTTTTATAGCTATGTAATAAGCAAGTCCAGCTGCCATACAAGGTAAGAATCTAAAGGGTGCATCAGTTGTGTTAACCAAGGCATCTGCATCTTCTATTCGTCTTACATAATAAAAAACCAAAGTGTAAGAGTCATCAGGAGTAGACCACAACGTAATTGTGGGTGTAACTTGTCTGTCAAAGAAATACTGACTTGGTTGTCCAGTGCTTGTTTTATTTGGTATTCTTAAATATTCACTACGGCTCATTTGCGTAAGAGTGAAATCAGTGCCACTGCTATTTCGTAATACAACTTCTAGTAAATCTACGACTGTAGCATCTAAAAGAGTATAAGAAGCAGTCCCAGAACTAACAGATACAGTTGCTTGTTTTACTGTCCATAAATTTAACCCTCTGTTTGCCCAGTCTGCAAACATAAGATTCAAAGACCTTCTGGCAGTTTTAGCATCATAACCAGTTCTCATCTCCAAGCCACACCTTTCGTATGCCTCTTCGATAAGTTCTCCTACATCTAAATCAAAATCTCTTGAGCTTGAAGTTGCCATTTATTTCTTCTTTCTTCTCAATGCTTTAACTCTTCTAGGCTTACCAGCTGGTTGTCCTAATCTTTTCTTTTGTGCTATCCTACTACTTTTTTCTTTTGCTGTCATCTCTGATGCTGTTTTTGGTGTTTTACTAGAAATACGTTTTGTTGGTCTACAATAAGGTGTACCTCTTTTTTCTCCTTTTTGTCTTCCACACTTTTTACCAGTTCTCTGATCTTTCCAATCTTCTTTGAACCATCTCTTAAGTGCTAAACCAGCTTTTGTTTTTCTAACTGCCATTATGCGTACTTTGTCTTTTTTCTTCTATTTGACATTATAACACCACAACCTCGTGCTATGTTAGGATTACTTGATTTTCTTTTAGTCATTCTTACGACTTTGCCTTCTTTGGCTTTCATTGACTGTTCTCTGTCAACTTTCTTTATAGCCGCCATCAAACCACCTTCGGCTTTTTTCTTTTTTTTGCCGCCAGTTCCGTAATTTGCAGCACCAACCTTTCTACATTTTGCGATAGCACCTGAGGCATACGCTGACGGAAATACCTTATATCTAGCTTTTACTTTGTGATAACATGCGTCTTTTGGCATTACATTCTCCTTTTTTTGTTACAAATACATGACCATTTTTTATGTTTACAGTACACGCAGTATTTAACTGGACTACCTCTTACTACTTCTCCTTTTTTTAGAGGCACAATGTGCTCTTTCAGAAAATCCTCTAGGTCGTGAGCAATCGATCTTTCTCTTCCTCTTGGCACTCCACTTTTTACCTCCAGGTTTGGAAATTTGTTTTGACATTGAACCCCGCGAGATCGCCATCATCTTTCCTTTTTATAAATTCTGTCCACAAGACTTTTATCATCTCGTTGTTTTCTTTTACTTTAACTTCTGTAATCGCAGTTCTTTTGTCAACTTCTACAAGCGTAGAAGTAGTCCAAAGAAAAAAAGAGGCAGTTACAGCACCTACGACACCACTAATAATATTTTTCAAAGTTAACACTTCCATCTTCTTCTTGCCTGCCTCAAACGGCTATTAGGATTTTTAGCTGCTTTTGGAAACTTTTTCATCTGTCCTGCACTTCTTGCACAAAATGATTTACGTCTCTTAGCTGCTTTACTCCCAGGTTTAACTTTACCAGTAACAGCAGTTTTTAACTTACTGCCTGGATTATCTCTTCTATAACGAGCAACACCCGCCTTTGTCATTCCCGCTCCAGATTTAGTGGAGCGGAAATACTTTTTAGTTTTAGGCGGTTGTTTATCTGCTTTTCTAGCCATTACGATAAGAATATAGTTAACTTATTGCTACTACCAGTAAATGCAGATAGATACGCACCACTCTCTGCTAATATGCCATTGTCTGGAATATTGAGAGTATGTAATCCAGTTGGATAACTTTGTGCTATCAATGTAGCTCCACCATTACCATCTGTTATGGTCAAAGCACCCGCTGCATCTGCAAAGATAACTATCTGTCTTATTCTTGACCTTGCAGGTCCTATCAAAGCAGCAGCATCTCCTTGGTTTACATTAAAGGCTTTTACGTCAGATCTTGTTCCTGCCATGTTACACTCCTATTAATATACAGAGTATTCTAATTCAACTGTGAATCTTCCAGCAGTTACATCAGCATTAACTGTAGTTGTTGCTCTTGCATATAAGTGTACGTTAGCTACTGCGGCAGTTATATTTGGTACAAAAATATGATAATTACCAGCAGTATCATTGAAATTAATATCAATCTCTGTGATTGATTGTGTAGCACTTAATTGCTCGTTGAATGATGTCACACCAGCACCCACAATCTCTGTACCAGAGACAGCAGCATTAGTAGCAGTTCCACTTGTAGAACTTAATGCTAAGTTACCAGCTAGTGTTTGTCCAGCAGCAGTTGTAATACCAATCAAAGCTCTGTGTATGAAAATCTTACTTGGTGTTACTAAATCATCTGGAGCATCTACATTTAATGTTCCTAATTCTACGAGACAGTCTCCATCTGCATAAGCAGTCGAAGCAGCGTCAGTTGAAGCTAAAGTACCAGCAAAAGATTGAATCTTTCGTGTACCCATTGAAACAAGTTGTCCAGTTGAATTAACTGAGAATCCAGTTTGTGTGATAACACCACTTGTACCATTTTTATTGATTACATTAAATCCACCCTCAGAACGGACTGGACCTGAAAAAGTTGTATTAGCCATGTTAATCTCCTTGTCTTGGCTATTGTCGAAGTTGATTCTTCGTCAAGGTTATTTTCATTATACATAAAAAAAGGGCGACTGCAAATAGTCGCCCTTATAAAACGTAATTTTTTTATTACGCTCCAGGT